GCGATCGTGTCGGCAGCGTCGTGCTTGCCCCTGGTCCGTCCGGCCTCTGCACGGACCCTCGCCATGACGGCTGCTGCCTGCTTGGCGACGTCCGGGTCCACCCCACGTGTACCTCTCTGGAGGGTGTTGTCACTATCTGTATCTGTATCTGTATCTGTATCTGTATCTGTATCTGGCGCTGTGACAGGGCTGTGACTCACGCCGTTGTCACGCTGTGACACGGGTGTGACAGGTTCGGACGAATCCTTGCCGTTACTGGCCTGTCGGCGTTCCCGGCTGCGCTTCTGGCGCTCCATTGAGGCTTTCTTGAGGTTGTCGATCTCGTTTCGTGTCCGCTGGTGTTGTGCATAGTCGTGCACAGAATGTGCATTCTCGATGCGGTCCCACAGCCCTGCGTCGACCAGCTCCTGGGCCGCCTTGCGGGGTCGCCGGCAGGGGCTGAGGCGGGTGAGGATGGCGTCGGGGATGACCCCGTCGGTGAGGTTCCTCGAGCAGTACGTGAGCCCGTGGAGCCACAGCGTCCACGCCTCGCACGAGAGTCCGACGCACTTGGGGTGTTCGGTGACCTGGTCGTCCAGCTTGAGCCACGTCATGGGTTGACAGCGTGCCAGAGGATGGCTGCCCGACCGGACATGGTGCTGCCCCGCAGGCCGAGGTCGACGGCGAGCCCGAGCTTGGCGAGCTCGTTGCGGCGGGTACGGATGCCCGAGGGCGACTGTGGCGGGACGAGGCCGTCCTCGCTGAACTGGTCGTAGATCGTGACCAGGGCCTCGTCGGTGAGGGGCCCGTGCTGGCTGAGGATGGCCCACACGGCCTGCCGGCGTTCGGTGAGGTGCTCGAGGCTGGACGCTGCGGCGTGTGAGGTGTCGGGGTCGGTGGTGCGTGCCTTCGGTGCGGGGTCGTCCCACACGACGTCGAAGAGGCTGTCGGTCACTGGTTGGTCTCCTTCTGTGGGTTGCGAGTGTGAGTCAGCCGTCCAGCGGTGGCATCGGGTTGTCACGTTCGCTGCGGTTGCAAGAACGGTGCTCCCACCTGACCATCTTGCCCCCCTGAGACTGCGGCTTGTCGTAGTGGCCCATCTCGAACGGATCGCCCGGCCTCCACCCTTCCCCGCACCGTCCACAAATGGTGTCACGGTGTCGGATCTGATCCCAGGTGGTGTCAGCGTCGATGCCGTGCTCACTCATGTAAGCCGTCTGCTTGAGCTCACGAGTGTGTTCCGTCTCGCTTCGGGCAACCCATGAGAGGTGGTGCTGGATGCGAGCCTCGATGCTGTCGATTCGCTCATTGGCGGTGCTGAGCCGTGCGGGCTTGTACCTGACGTCACCGTCTTCGTCGACGTAGCGCACGGGCGTGTCCGGGATCGCAATCTCTGTGCCGTTGAGATCGAAACGCAACTGCTCCATGTCCTTGGGCGGTTCGGCCCAAGTCTCGCCGAGCTTCTTGATGAGTGCCTTCGCGAGAGACAGTTCCGCATCCCACATGATCTCGGTCTGGTACTCGAGACTCATCTCACGTGCGATGTCCTCGATCGAGTAGCCATCCTCGATGAGGGCTTCCATCTTCTTGATTGCTTCAGTCTTCCAGTTGGGCATCTGCCAGCTCCTTGAGTTGTGTCCACATGCGAATCACCTTGGGTGCCAGGTTGACAACTCCTCGCCAGTTGTCTCGATCTTCGGCCTGACGAATCAGCTCCATGTTCAGACTGAGTTGGTTGTGGGCCATGCTCAGCAGATCGGCGAGCTCGGCGTCGTTCGCAGCGATCTCACGCTCTCGCTGCTTGGCGGCCTGTTCGGCTTCGAAGTCGGCCTTGTCCTTGCGGGCCTTGGCCTGCTTGTAGGCAGCATCGAGGGCGATCCGGCCGTCTCGAACGCCGAGCAACAGATCCAGGTCCTCGGACCAGTCGGCCACGAACCCGGCCTGACGCATCGCTTCACCCCACGCATCGCTAACCCAAGATCTTGGGTTATCGCCCTCGTCCCCCGGCACGCTGCCCCGTGCCCAACGGCCGTCCTTCCGCTTGCCTTCAGCGATCAAGGACAGGGCGCACGATGCGGCCTTTTGACCGGTCGACATCGTCCTCACGTTCAGGTTGACGGATCGACTGTAAGCCCATGGCTCGCCGTCATACGTCACGAACTCTGGCTTGACCTTGACCAAGCGACAGGCTGCCAATCGGTTACGGCCATCCAACACCTGACCGTCGGATGTCATCACGATCGGATGCTTCAAACCGTGCTGGGCGATGTCAACGGCCAGACGGTTGAGTTCGTCTTCCCCGTGCATTGGGAACGCATCGGCAGCAGGATGCACACTGACCTGTTGGTCGTCAGTCATGCGGACTGTCTCCTTCTGTTGCGGTCGACCCCACAGCCGACCTGGTTGGTTGTCTACTTGCTGAACATGGCCGGGTCAAGCACCCGGTCGGTCTACAGGTCTCGGCGGTGCCGCAGCCGCTCAAGGCGGCGCAGCTCCTGGTGCTGGCCGTGGCTGCGGTTGTGCAGTTCGACGATCGTCGAGCTCCCCTTGCCGCAGACCTCGGCCAACTCGATGACCTCGGCCCTGGTCAGGGTGAGGACGTCGTCGTCGGTGCGGGCCGGGTCGGTCGCCCAGCGGTTCAGGCGGCCCTTCCAGCCGGCGAGGTTGTCGAAGGCCATCGCCATCAGAACGGCTCCTCGTCGTGGGTGACCAGGGCCTTGCGTTCGGTGCGGGCGACGGTGGCGGTCGCCCAGTTGAGCGCCGGTCCGATGTGCTCGGCGTTCACCTCGATCTTCGACCGCTTGGTGCCGTCGTCGGCCTCCCAGCTCCGCTGCCGCAGCTTGCCGACGATGATGACGTTGTGGCCCTTGGACAGGGTCTCGGCGACGTTCTCGGCGAGGTTCCGCCAGCACACGACGTCGTAGAAGCTGGGGTCGCCGTCGACCCACTCACCGGCCTCGGTGCGCTTGCGGTTGTTGACGGCCACCCCGAAGGTGCCCATCGCCAGCCCGCTGCCGGTGAACTTCAGTTCGGGGTCCCTGGTCAGGTTCCCCACGATGGTGACGGTCGTCATCGCCATCTCATGCCTCCTCGTCGTCGGTGATCAGGAACTCGGCGGGTCGGAGCTGGGCGACGAGCTCGATGACCTGCTGTGCCTGCGGGCCGGTCCAGCGGGTGGCGACCAGCGGGATGTCTGCGGCCTGCATGGCCTCGGCCACGGCCGAGTAGTAGCCCTGGCCCTTGGCGACGGCGATCGCTCCCTTGGCCTCGCCACGCAGCTCCGGGGCGGCCGTTGCGGGCTCCTCGGCCTTGGCGGCGGTCTCGGGCACCTTCGGCACCTGCGGGGCCTCTGCGGGCTTCTGCGGGGCCTCTGCGGGTTCCTCGACCACCTCGGCGTCGACGACGTCGGTGGCCTCGACGACGGCCGTCGGGGCCTCCTGCGGGACGTACGGGTCGTCCTCGAGCGATTCGACCTCGTCCTCGGTGAGTCCGCCGCCGACGAGCACATCGCTGCAGAAGCGGCGCACGGCCCGGCTGGTGGCCCTCGCCACGAGCATGTCCTCCGGGTTCTTCTTCCAGTTGTCCTTCCCGGCGAGCCCGGCGGTCCTGGCGTCCTCGATCGTGTAGGTGACGCTGCCGAGGGTCTCACCGGTGGCGGTCAGGACGACCTTGACGGTGACCTTTTCCCGGCTGGCGTCGGTGACGAGGATGCGGTAGCCGGCCCTCGTGGCGAGCGCCCGCTGGAGGGTGGCGTCGATGACGGGCTTGCCCTGGACCCATGCGACGCCGTGGATGGCGTCCATGACGGACAGTCCGACCCGGTCGGCCCAGTCCATCGCCAGCAGCACCGCTCCGGGGTTGCTCCGGTAGGTGCGTGGCAGCAGGTCCCCGGCCTTGGCGATGGCGGTGGCCTTGGCCATCTCCATGTCGTGGGTGGCCTGCTGGACGGCCGGTGGTTGGGCCTGACGGGTGGTCAGGATCTTGCTCATGGTTGCACTCCTTCTGTGCGCTTGATGGTCAACCTACGGGCTCCCACGGCTTGGCGGTGGGATTCGTAGAGCTCGGGTGCCTCGGCCTTGGCCTTGTCCCGGTCGAGGACGACCTTGCCGAGGTCGGGCCGTTCGGCCAGCAGGGCGGCCTCGGCGTCTGCGGTGAGTGTCGCAGCGGGCTGTGACACGCTCACCCGCCAGCCGTCGAGCACACCGGTGGTGGCGGCCCCGACGGCGTCCCTGAGGATCGCCTCGAGCAGCTTCTGCTCGTCGCCGACCTGCTTGGCGGTGGCCTTGAGGTCGTAGAGGCGGGCGACGACGTCGGCGTGGTCGGACAGGATGACGCTGTCGGCCCCGTTGGCGAGGGCGTGGACCTCCTTGACGACGTCGAGGGCGCTGGCCTGGTCGGGTTCGGGGAGGGTGCCGGCGTCGATGTGGGCGAGGAGCCGGTCGGCCTCCTCGACGAGCTGGGCCTGCTGGCCGGGGTTGGCGTCGATCCTGACGATCCGCAGGCCGGTGCAGGTGTCGTCGGCGTCGTCGATCGTGGCGATGGCGATGACGGCCCGGTCGATGCCGGTCACGTGCATCTGCCACTGGACCTGGGCCTCGGTGCGGTCGAGGTCGTGGCGGACCCCGACGCCGGTCGTCTTGATCTCGAGGATGGCGGTGACGTCGTCGATGCTGCAGTCGGCCATCGGTGCGAGGAAGCCGTCGACGGTGGCCCGGTGGCGGGCGTTGTCGACGTGCTCGCACCACGTCTCCTCACCGACGACGTACTGCCCGGTGAGGGCGTGGACGGCATCTGCGACGGTCTCCTGCCAGCGGTGGCCCCGGTCCATCGCAGCGGTCTGCTGCGGTGGGGCGATCCGGCCGAGCTTGCGGGCCACGACGGTGTACGCACCGCCGTACGTGCCGCACCAGGCGTCGGCGATCTCGGTGGCAGTGATGCCACCCTTCCTCCATGCGAGCCACTCGTCGTGCTCGTCAGTGTGAACCGGCACTTCCTGTCTCCTTCTGTGGGTATCGGGTGAGCAGCTCGGCGAGACGTTCCCGTTCGAGCTGCTCGAGCACAGCCTGCACGTGGGCTGTGACAGCGGGACGGCCCCGCATGGTCTGCTTCCGCCACTGGTAGAGCGTGCTGTCGGGCACGTGCGCCACCTCGGCGAACTCCTTGAAGCTGAGGCCGACCTTGCGGATGCGGTCCTCGAGGTCGGGGATCACCGCTCCACCTTCCGGTAGGACGTGACGTCCTCGACGGTGCGGACGTTGATCGCCCAGCGGTGGCCGAGCTTCTTGACCTGGGCCCGGACGTGGGCCTCGCTGCGGCCGATGGCGAGGGCGAGGTCGGGGACGCTCCACCATTGGCCGTCCTTGAGGAAGTAGCCGACGGTCAGCCGGCGGTCCGGTACGGGCTCCCGCAGGTACCCGCCCCAAATGCCGAATGACTCGTTGAGCCCGGCCTCGGCGCAGTCCTCCCGCACCGGGCAGGTCTGGCACACCTCGATGGCGGCCCTGATCCGTTGCCCGGCCCCGAGCTCCCGACGGTCCGGGAAGAACTCGTGGTGGCGGCCACGGCAGGCGGCGTCGTCGTACCAGTCAGCACGCATGGCAGCGATCAGCTCCACCAGGTCGACCTTCTCGGTCGGTACGTACCCGGCGTGCACGCCGTACAGGTGCTCGTCCACGTCACAACTCGGGCAGCCACAGGTCTCCCACTCTCATGACGACCAGCCCGTACGCCACGGGCTGCTGTCTGCGCTTGAGCACGAGCACGGGGCGTTCCTCGTCGCCGCACTTGCGCTCGATCTGATCGAACCACGTGGCGACCTGCCAGCGGCCGTGGTCCTTGCACTCGACGAGCATCGAGTTCGGCATGGCGATGTCGCCGCCGTCGTCGTGGACGCCCGGTCGCAGGCTGCGGGTGGTGCTGGTGCCGTAGTAGTTCGCCACGGCCCGCTCCCACCGGATGCCCTTCATGCGTGCTGCTGCCCCGTTCACGACGCCTCCCTCCGTTCACGCTCGAGCGCACGATAGTGGGCCCGCTGCTCGGCGGAGCGCATCCTGTGGGCGATGACCGGGGCCATGAGCCGGTCGTACAGCGCCTGGACCTTGTCGGCGGTCTTCTGCTCGATGCGGTCCCGCTTGATCTGCAACGTCGGCCGCTTGGCCGTGGAGCCGAGGAGGCGTGCGAGCGACGTCTGGCTGTGGCCCTGTGCGATGAGCTCATTGAGCAGCTCCCACGTCCGGGTGGCGTCCACGAGGGCACCGGGGAGGCGCACGTGAGTGCCGACGGCGAGGATGCGTTCGATGGTCTCGGGCCGTGACTTGAGGAGGTCGCCAGTGATCATGTTGCGGATCACGCTGCGTGACACCCCGGACGCCTGGGCGACGGCCCGCTCACCGATCCCTTGGCTGGTGAGCCAGTGGAGGTGTTCACGGGCCTCGGTGTTGTCGACGTACGGCCGCCAGCCCTTGGCCCGCCGGCGTTCCCACTGCTTGGTGTAGGTGACGGCTGCGGTGATGCACGGCCTGCACCGGCAGCCCTTGCGCCAGTCATTGCCCGGTTCGGGCCCAAAGCGGTAGCACGCATTGGTGCCGTGTTCCCTCATGCCAGGTCCCAGCCGAGGTCGTGTCCGGTGCGCCACGTCGGTGGCAGGCACTCGAGCACCCAGTCGGCGTAGCGCCGGTCGTGGGACCGGATGTCGGCGATGAGTGCCCGCAGGTAGCGTGGCCAGCTCGGGTCGATCGGCCTGAGGGTCCACAGGAGGCCGTCGTGGTCGGTGACCCGGAGGTTGCCGGCGGTTTCCCGGACGGCGACGGGGCCGTGGTGGCGTCTCACAAGAGCCCCCGGTAGCCGTCGACGAGGATGACGACGCAGGCGCTGGCGGTGACCGCCACGAGGCACCAGGCGAGCGTGTGGAAGCATCTGGCGATGGCCTCGTCCCGGCGGGCGGCGGCACGCTCGGCCTCCCACCATGCTGCGGTCGAGGCGGCGTCCTGCACGACGGTGAGATGCCGTTGGGCGGGGTGTCGGTCACGACTCACGGTCGTCCTCCTGTCGGTCGCAGGCGTCCAGCCAGACGATGTAGGCGAGGAAGCCGATGATGACGAGCATGATGATGCCCAAGGGACCGTTGAGGTAGCCCCAGGTGTCGGCCCACCACGACCACGTCCCGGCGGGGTCTGGCACGTCGGTCCTCACGACTGCACCTCCTTCAGCTTCAACAGCGGGTATGTCCACCGATGCTTTGGGCTCTGCGTGGTCACTCCGTCCCACGATCCATGTCCCGACGGGTAGCCCCGGCCATTGGCGTCGAACCGTTGGCCGTGGTGCGTTGGCGAGTACGTCCAGCCGCTGGCCTTGTAGAGCGCTCCCGTGTGACCGTGCACCGGGTCGGAGTACGAAACCAGAGTCGTGACGGTGTGGTCAGTTCGTGCCAGTTCACGTCGTGCCCACGCCATCATCCGACTGCCGGCGTTGCGTCCAGCGTCAGGGGTCAGGCACCACCGGGACAGCTCGAGCCATGAGCCATCGTTCGGCAGCATCCGAGCGGTCGGCCAGCGCCAGACCTGACAAGCGACCATGACATCGTCGACCCAGCCAGCGAAGCAGCGACGAGCCGAACGCACAGGCCCGAGGTAGTGCTCGGCTGCGAGCAACCCATTGACCTCGTCGACGCTTGCATGTGTGAACTGGAGCCGTGGGGTCGGACTTGCACCGCCATCTCCTGCCGGGAATGGCAGGCGTGCTACTCGTTGCACCACCACGGCACGATCGTCAGAGGTCATCGGGCGGCCTCCAGCTCGGAGGCGTACATCCGTCGGACGTAGGCGGCCCGGCCGCTGCCCTCGGCGATCCAGCCGACCAACCCAGTCGGCGAGACGATCGCCTTGGTCTCCCAGGCGGCCTGGCAGCGGATGAGGGCGACGTGGGCCAGCTCGTGGCGGACGTCGATGGCGGCCTGCTTGAGCTGGTCGGCGAGGTCGAGGACGTCGGCGAGGGCCCCGGACTCGACGGTGCCCGGCCACCGGTAGGCGGTGCCGACGATCGACGTGACGCTGGCGAGCTGGTCGATGGCGGTGGCGAGCGCCCGTGCCACCGGGTCGAGGTCGATCGGGTCGGTCATCGGTCGACCTCCTGCCACTCGAGGCGGCGTTCCCGCTGCTTGCGCTGGTAGACCTCGACGGGTGACTCGTGCCGGGGCACGATCCGCAGGTCCGGGGCCGGGGCCGGGAACAGCCGGTCGAGCAGGTTGAGTGCTGCGGCGAGCCACCTCATGACGTCACATCCTGGGCCTGCATGACCCTGCCGGCGGCGGCCATCAGGTACGCCACGACGTTGTCGGCCGTGCCCGAGATGACGATTCTGTGTTCGTCGCCGTCATGGAGGGTCAGGTAGACCCGGTCGATGACCTTGCCGTAGGTCTCCCTGTTGTCGACACGCAGTTCGACGTCGCCGACGTCGTCGGCCTTCACCATGAGATGCACGTTGGTGTTGATGTTCACGGTTGGACTCCTTCTGTCCGGTGTAGCCGCTTCTGCGGCGCTGTGCGTGGACCTTGTGAGGTCTTGCGCTTGATGATGCCTGCGACGCCACCGTGGCTGAGGTGGCCTCCTGAGGCGTCTGCGATCTCCCGGAGTGTCATCCCCTGCTCGTGCATGGCGACGATCTGCCGGTCTCGGGCGTCGATGGCCTGGTCGATCAGGACGCACGCCTGACGCAGACGGGTGTTCTTCACGCCTGCCCCATGCTCTCGGCCAGCTCCTCGGCCTCCTTGGCGGCGTGCAGCAGCTCGATGGCGAGGTCACGGGCCTGCGCCGGGTTGAGCGGCCCGTGCTGGTAGACGTCGCCGTTCATCACGGGCTCGTCGTAGCACCACAGGAACACGCTGGGGGAGGTTCCGTCGATCGCTCCGCAGACGTCGGGCGTGACGGTGTAGATGTGCGAGGCCACTGGCCGCTCCTTCTGTCAGGGCCGGTCCCACACCGGCCACACGGACTGTCTAGTTGCTGGACACCACGGTGTCAAGCATCTGGACAGCACGACGCCCCGAGGGCCGACTACAGAAGGAGGAAAGCCGATCCTCGGGGCGTCTCCGCACCCAAGTGGGAGTAGGTGCCGTGCCCCCACAGACTAGACCACGATCGTCGTGCGCCACACGATCCGATCACGGTCGACGAGGGCGGCGACCTGCTGCGGTGGCTCGACCGGGAAGTTGCACTCGGCCGAGAAGGCGCTGTAGCCGACGAGGCTGCCGTTCACCGTGAACTGCGGCCCGAACGTGGCCTGGTGCCAGTGGCCGAGCCACAGATGGTCGAAGGGTCGGCCGAGGCTCGACTGGCGCTGCTGCTTGCGGGCTGTCATCCGCATGATCGGCGGCCAGATGCCCCCGATGCCCGAGCCGCCCCTCGACTGGTCGCCGTGGGTGAGGAGGTGCCGGCGGCCCATCACCTCGAACTCGGCGTCGGACGCCTCGTCGATCTGCCACGTGATCCGCTTGTCCTCTGAGGTGAGCCGGGCGACCAGGCAGGCCAGATGCCAGTCGAGGTTCGAGCGGACCTTCAGGTGGGTGCGCTTCGCCTTCTCCATCCGGCCGTGGTTGCCGACGACGACCGGGACGTGGACCTTGCCGAAGTGGTCGGCGAGCAGGGTGAACGCTGCGGCGAGCTGCTCGGACCAGTAGAGCAACGTCCCGAACATCGTGTCAGCCGCTTCCTGCAGGTGCATGACGTCGATCGGGCCGGTCATCATGTCCCCGCCCCACAGGACCACGCAGCCCTGCAGATCGACGTTGGGGCCGTCCTCGGCGACGTGGACGAGCTGCCCGGCCCACGACTGCAGCCGGCGGGTGGCGACCTTGCGGTCGTAGGCGTTGACGCCGGCGACGTCCTCGGCCCGGACGATCTCGTCGAAGTGGGTGTCGGACAGCATGGCGACCATCACGGCCTGCCGTGGGCCCGGCTTGCGGGGCGACGCCCACCTGGGTGGCTGCGGGTCGAGCCGGTCGATGCCCTCGAGCAGGGCCAGACGCCCGAGGGTGTCCTCGAGCTCGGCCTGGGTGGCCCGGAGGTCGGCCCGCAGGCGTGCGTTCTGCTGGCGCAGCAGGCCCCGGCTCGCCTCATCGGCGAAGTCGTCGAGGTCCATGTCAGCCCTCGGTCGGCTTCCGGGTGGCCTTTCGGTAGTGCTCGATCTTGGAGTAGGTGGCGTCTTCGTAGCCGATGGTGTGCAGCCAGCGGACGATGGTGTGCGTGGCGTGGCCCGACGCCTCGATGGTCGCCCGGACGTCGTCGGGCAGCGTGTACCAGTAGGCGGTCGCACGCTCGGCCCTGACCGAGTCGGCGTAGGCGTCCAGGGACGCTGTGAGGTCCTCTGCGGGCTTCTGAGCCTTGGTCATGCCAGACCCCTCTCGATGCGCCCCAGCGCCAGTAGGAGGGCTCCACGGGTCTGTGGGCCGACGATCCCGTCGGGCAGCAGTCCGAGGAACCGCTGGAAGTCACGCACGGCCCTGTCGGTCAGGGTCCCGAACGATCCGTCCTCGGACAGCCTACGGTCTGCCACGAGGTTGAGCGAGCGTTGCAGCGCCAGGACGCCCGGACCCTCCATGCCACGGCGCAGGATGCCGCCGTGCTTCTGCAGGTCCCGGATGTTGATGGCGGCGGCGTACCGGCGGAACGCTGCGACCTGCTCGGGGGTCGGCTGCGGCGGCGGCGGTGGTGGTGGGCTCTGTCCGCTGTAGGCGGGACGGCCGAACCCGGCGATGACGTGCCGGGGCCTGACCCGACGGTGCACCCCGCCGCCGTTGGACTGGCTGCCGCTGTTGGACGCCGAGGTGTTCCCCTCGACGGTCTCGATCTGACCGTCGGGCCTGCTGGCGACGACGATGCCGACGTGGTCGACCCCGCTGGTCCCGGTGCCGCCCTGCCAGTCGAAGTAGACGACGTCGCCCGGTGCGACCGGTCCGTTGCGGTCGATCCCCCGGCCGAGGCGACGGTACGCCTGCAGCCCGGCGGGCGTCCACACGCTCGACGGCTCACCGGTCTGGCCTGCCCGCCGCATCGCCCAGTCGGTGAAGCTGCCGCACCACGCCTGGTTGTCGGCCTGTCCGTTCTCACGGGCGTACTTGTTGGCGTTGTTCGGCCCCTCGACGTAGCCGACCTCGGCCAGGGCGATGCGGACCACGTCCGCTCCGGTCGCCACGTCAGGGCTCCTGCCACGAGCCGGTCTCGGGGTCGCCGATGAACCGGCCGAGCCACGCCATGAGCGCCGACACGCCTGCGGCGACACCGGCGATGGTGGCCGCCTGCAGACTGTCGAGCGTCACGTTCGGGTTGGCGAGCTCGACGGCGACGACGGCGAGTGCGCTCTGCAGGAAGGTGCGGACGGCCCGCTCGAGGACGTCACGCTGGAACCGAGTCAGGGACATGGCGTGCTCCGATCCGTCACGGCATGAGCCACGACTGGTGGTCGATACGTTCGTGCGCATGGTCCACCCTCTTCGAAAGGGTGTGCAGGTCCTCCTTGACGTCGGCGACGTCGCCCCGGAGGCTGTCGATCTTGTGGGCTGCGGTCTCGACCGAGCCGGCCAGCTTGATGAGCTGGTTGTTCACCTCGCCGTGCTGCGCCGAGTTCGACTGCTTCGCCCGGTGGGCGATGACCGCAGCGGTGATGCTGGCGACAGCGGTGATGCAGACCCCGGCGAGGCCGAGCAGACCGACGGTGACGCCTTCGCTGACTGCGAACAGCACGTCACACTCCGTCCCCGAGGATCGCCTGGGCGGCGGGCTTCACGTCGTCGAGCGTGGTGGCGTCGACGATCGCCTGGGCGAGCTGGTGCAACGGGTCAGGTGCTGCCGGTTGTGGACCGACGTGCCCGGCCACGACCGCCCCGATGGCCGCCTCGTCCTGAGGACCGTCGGTGTAGACGGCGACCATGCCCGCCACGTCGTTGCATCCCCGCACGTCGGAGACGACCGCACGCAGCTCTGCGAGCAGCGTGTCGAACTCGACCGGACCCGGGTAGGTGTGCAGTGAGCGAATCATGCGGCGACCCTCGTGATCGTGAGGAAGTGGAGCTGGACCTCCTGCGAGCCACCGGACTGCACTGCACCAGTCAGGTCCAACGCGACGCCGGTGCCGAGGTTCTCGGTGGACGTGCCAGTGAGAGCGGTCGTGC